AGTTGTGCTTCATTTCGTTTCGTTTTCATTGTTAAATCCTGTAAAGGTTAATTGTCCATAATCACCTCTCAGTCCGGCTTTTTGATATGAGGTAGCTCTACCTTCAAAAAAGTTTTGATGCTCTACTCCCAACACATCATCTAACCATCCTAAAGGATTATCTTTCTGATTAAAGTTAGGTTTAAGTCCTAACTGTAACAGTCTTCTATCAGCAATGTATTTGTTGTACGCATACATTTCTTCTTTAGTTAATCCTTCAATATCTCCCATTTCGAATACTAAGTCCAAGAACTTTTCTTCTAGTTTTACCATATCTCTACATATCTGATAAATTTCTTTTTTAAAGTCATCTGTCCAAATATCTAAATTTTCTTTGATAAATTCTCTAAACAATCTAGTCATTGCTTCTACATGTAAGCTTTCATCTTTAATAGAATAAGCCACAATCTGACACATACCTTTCATCTTTCCATATCTTTGAAAGTTCATGAGTATAGCGAAGCTACTGAATAGCTGTAAGCCTTCCGTAAAGGCTGAATAAACGGCTAAAGCTTTGGCGATAGTCCTTTTATCAGACTTAATAGTTTTAAGGTCTGTAATGTACGCATGTTTGTCAGACATTTCTTCGTATTCGGCAAAGGCTTTATATTCTATATCAGGCATACCAACAGTATCTAATAATAAACTGTAAGCATGTTGATGGATTGCTTCCATGTTACCAAAGGACAGCATCATCATTCTAGCTTCTGGAAGCTTGAAAAGTTGCATATATCTTTCAACATACCCCGAAGCAACATCTACATCTGATTGAGTGAACAATCTAAATATCTGAGTAAGTAAGTTTTTTTCAGAATCAGATAATCTTTCATTCCAATCTTTTACATCAGTATGTAATGGTACTGACATAGGATGCCAATGCATTCTGTTTTGTAAATCGTAATACTCAAACATCCAACCATAGTCAAAAGGTTTGTAGTAATCTCTAGTTTTTAATAAGCTCATTAAGTTCCTCGTTTAGTTAAAAGTGTTTATATAATTTTGTAAATTTTCCATGTCTTCAAGAGAGAGGTTAGCAGCCTGACCCCACATGAGAGCAGATTGTGCACCTCTAGTTTCTCCATTTTTATATTGCATTAACATTTTTACAATAGAAGTGCTACCAACAAGTTTTGGTCCAATACCTCCTTCTCCTTTCATACCATGACACATATTACAATTAACATATATCTTAGCACCTTTATCAGCAGGTGTTTCTGTTTGCATTGCAACTCTTTTTGCCTCTAATTGTTCTGTAAATGTACCATACTTTGCAGTATATTCTTCGTAACATTCACCCCAACAACTATGTACGTCTCCGTATCCAGAAACGTCTGCGTTAATTATAGTTGTATAAAGTATTCCCACAATACCTAATACACTAACCAATAACATTGCTATACTATGTTTCATATTATCCCTCACAAGCAATACATTCCACTTCATCTAACTTAATTCGTGGAACTTTAATGTTAACATTCTCTGCAGCTTTAGCAGCATCAGACCTAAAATAATAAAGTGATTTTAATTTATTAGCACCATACCAATGAACATCACTAACATACTGTAAGTATTCATTATGCTGTTCTTGATTCTGAGTTGAATCAGGTAAGATAAAAAACAAATTAACACTTTGACTTTGACATATAAACTCTTGTCGCTTATATGCATGTTCGACAACCCAAATTTGATTTATCTCATCTGCGGTTTTAAATACTTCTTTTTCTTCTTTTGTAAATAACTTTAACTCTTGTATTGACCCACGATTATCACTAATATCTTGCCAGACTTTCTTACGCTTTTTAGGGTCGGTTACTTTTTTGTTGATGAGTTTTTCAAGGTTTTTGTTTTTGACTTTATAGCTTCCAGATAGCGTTTTATGAGTGAAGACGTTAGCCCTGATGGGTTCGATGGATGGAGAAGTTCCCCCACAAATAATACTGGAACTAGCATTAGGTGCAACAGCAAGGAGATGGCAATTCCTAAGACCAGAATTAGAAATATCAGGAGCTTCCCCCCGTAATACAGCAAGTCTTCTAGATGCAAGAACAGCAGCTCCTTTGATGAACTTAAATAATTTATAGTTGATGCCAGTCGAGAAGATTCCCTCAAAGGGTATGTTTTGATTTTGTAAATAAGAATGAAAACCCATTGCTCCAAGACCAATAGACCTTTCACGATAGGCTGAATAAGCAGCTTTTGTAAAGCCTTCTTTGCCTTCTTTAATATGTTTTTTAAATCTCTCATAGTTTGCATTGTAACCTCCAAGTGAATTTAAATCGACTGCATTTTCAATAAAGTGTTCTAGCACATTGTCAAGCATAGTCACTAAATCATCTATAAATTTATCATCTTTAGACCATTCATCAAAGTGTTCAAGGTTGACACTTGACAAACAACAGACTGCAGTTCTTTCGTCATTAGTAGGTAAGGTTATTTCTGAACACAAGTTACTTTGTTTTACCTCTAATCCTAAATCTTTTTGTCCTTGGGGTAGAGCATCATTACAATTATCTATATTGACAATGTAAGGCTCTCCAGTTTCTGCTCTAGCATCTAATAACTTAGACCAGAGCTCTCTAGCTTTTATAATCTTAACAGCTTCATTTGTTTTCGGGTCAATCAATCGCCAGTCATCATCTTCTTCTACAGCTTTTAAAAATGCATTAGTTATATTAACTCCATTGTGTAAGTTCAAACACTTTCTATTTACATCGCCACCGGATTCTTTTCGCATGACCATAAACTCTTCAATCTCTGGATGAGATATATCCATGTAAGCAGCATAGCTACCTCGTCTAGTTACACCTTGATTAAAAGCTAACATCTGAGAGTCTACTACTTTCATAAAAGGTATTGAGCCAGTAGACTTACTGCCATTACTTGTAGGTATGCCATCACTTCTAACATCTCCCCAGTAACCACCAATACCACCACCAGAACTAGCTAACCAAATGTTTTCATCATAGTGACTGGATAAACCACCACGATTATCTGGAACATAGTTAAGAAAACAACTGATAGGTAATCCTCTAGTTGTACCGCCATTAGAAAGAATAGGGGTAGAAAACATAAACCAAAGATTAGAAACATAATTATAAATTCTTTGAGCCATGTCAAAGTCGGTTTCTTCTTTGAATGTAGAAACAAATATTGAAGCTCTAGCAAATGCTTCTTGTGGCGAAGTTTCGTTCTGCCATAAATACCTATCTTGAAGAGTATCTAAACTAAATTTGTCTAGCTTTTTATCTTTGTCATAGTTTATGATTATTCCTAAGTAAGGGTGTTCACCTTTTTTCTCCATTCTTTTCCTCCTGTCTTAATATGTAAATTGCTATCATTGTATAGTGTATAATCTTTAGTAAGTCATCAATGTTCTTACCATCTTTTTTACCAAACCTCATGGCATATTTCATAATGTTGCCCATAGCAAATCCTTCGCCATAACCCGCATCAAGTATCATGTCAGTAGCTTGATATTTTCCATGTGAATAGTGCTTGTCATAAGTACCATCAACATAATGTTCTATCATTTTTAAAATAACTTTTTCGTCAAATTTATAATTCATTGTCTTTCCATTCATCAGGTAAATTGCCTTCATAGAACCAACGGAAGTCATTGGCTTCTGCCCATTCAGCATGAGTTCTTTTACTGCCGTCTCTTCTTTTCTTAGCTTGAGGCATAGGGGCATAAGGTTTTTGAAAAAAGAAAACTAATTCAACATTATCAGGTAAAGCATCACGAATGTGAATGTATTTACTGTACTCTGCGTAATCCCAAAACCTACCCTTAGCTTCAATTAAGATAACCTTTTCATCATCAAATACTCTGACAAAATCAGGTTCGTATTTCTTAGGAATATTATAACTAACCGTATCGTAATGATGCAGCCATTTGTTAAATAATCTTTGATGTATTTCGTATTCCCAATGGCTATCATAGCCTCTAGGAATACCTGCCTCTTTTTTAGGTCTTGGTTTTCTTGGTTTTCTTCTTGCCATTTTTCTTTACAGTAGAGTCATAGTTCTTAGCAAGTTTCCAATACTCTAAAATATTATTAAACATTCCTAAGTGTTTAGTGTGTGATTCTTTATCCCAAACATGATACAAAATAGTTTCAGTATCTTTTCGGTCTACAAAAATAGATACTCGTTCTACTTTTTTAAAACCACAACCTTGAGCATAGGCTGAAAGTTGCATACCATGTTCATCATAAACTAATTTAGTAGGGTCTTTGCCTTCTAAGTTATCCTTTGTTTTAAAGTCAATAAATATTCCTGACTTAGAATACAGGTCAACCTTACCACCATAGCCTTGTGTAGCACAAAAAGAATCTTCTGCTATCCATTCTTCATTAGGAAAAGTTTCATCTAACCATTCTTTAATAATTTCGTATGGCTTAGTTTTCTCTTTACCTAAGAAACCTCTTTCAATCATGCCATGTATCTTAGTACCTTGTTCAGCAGCTTCAATACTAATCTTTTTAGAGTCGTATTTACACCTAGACGAAAACTCATCGAGCGATTCATTCTCATATCTTTCTAAAGATAGTGCTGAGTTTAGAGCCTGATTTATTTTCCAGTTCTCTAAAGATGGTTTAGCTATCATACCAATAATCGTTGTGACAGAAGGTACTAAACCCAATGTTTTAGCATCTCTCAACGTGGTATTTCTTTCTCTACCATTAGCACCAATGATAGTGTACATCGGTTCTCCTTCTTGGGTGTACCAATGACCTGATTCAGACGTGAACTTATTATAGTTGTCTGGTTTGATTAAGTCAAACTCTTCTTCGTTTTTATTACTTTTTGGTATCATCATCTAACTCCTTAAATGCTTTTATTACATCTGTTGAAAATAATTTAGGTAAATTAACTAAGAACATTCTACTAGCATTATGGTCGCCACCGCTTACAGTTTTGAAAGTATCTAATTTATCTACAATCTTTTTGAGTACCTCAGTTTTAAAAACCAAAGTACAGTATTCTTCTTCTCCAATACAAAGGTTGTGAAACCAATAATCTGATTCAGTAGCACGAATACCAGAGGGTTTGCCCCATGATTCATACTCAATACAAATGTTATTCGTACCTACCCATATATCTCTTTCTGACTTAACCTCAATCTTTTTGTTGGTTAACATCTCTGCGATTCTATCTTCTCTGATAGAGCCGTATTGTAAATCAAGGTCAAACTTCTTTCTGTCTTTCTTAGTGGGTTTCATTAAAATCTCCTTTATGATTTACAAATTTTATATTTTGTGTTTTTGGATTATACCCTAATATTTTTACTCCTAGTTTTTTTTGTTTAGATGTTCTTTGTTTAGTAGCATAATTACCAACTAAAGTTTTAACATCTATTAAACTGACATTGTTTTCTTCATCTATTGCTACAATATCTACTGGTCCATCACAACCACAATTTCTAAAAACTTCATAACCTTTTTCTAATAAAAAAGTAACTGCCTTTAATTCTGCAATATCTCCTTTTCTACTATGTGATTTAATATTCTTCATTAGAATTTTTTTTTAAAAATCTAGTAAAAAAATCTTTAATGTTTTTTGAATAATAATGTTTTTTAGGATAACCAGTAGGGTTATAGGGAGACCATCTTCCAGTTGTATAGTAATATGCATACATTTTATCATTAAAATAAATTCTTAACATTTGTGCTTTAGTTTCTTCAAAATAAATATCTTTTCTATCTAAAAACTTTTTTACATCCTCTAAAGATTCTTTAGTACT